ATGGAAATCCGCATCTTTGGTTTGGCAGACGACAGCATCGTCGATGGGCCGGGCGTCCGCTATACCGTGTTCGTGCAGGGGTGTCCGCACCACTGCCCCGGCTGCCATAATCCTGCGTCGCATGACTTCGCCGGCGGCACGCTGATGGACACTGACGGCATCATCCGCAAAATCGGCGAGAATCCGCTGCTGGACGGCGTGACGCTCTCCGGCGGCGAACCCATGTGCCAGCCCGAAGCCTGCCGCACGATTGCGAACGCGGCGCACGCAAAGCACCTTAACGTTTGGTGCTACACGGGCTTCACGCTCGATGCGCTGCTGAAGGAGAACAACCCGGCGCGCATGGCGTTGCTGCACGGCATCGACGTGCTGGTGGATGGACGCTTCGTGCAGGAGCAGAAGTCGCTGTCGCTGCTCTACCGCGGCAGCAGCAATCAGCGGCTGATTGACGTGCCGAAAACGCTTGCGGCAGGCGAAATCACCCTCTGGACACCGCCTGTGTGGTGATTGCTCTGCGAATTTTACAAACAATTCACAGAATCACAAGCGAAAACTGGGAAATAATAGTTGAATTTCCTGCACAAGTGTGCTATACTGATAGCAGGGAGGCGAATGCGGGTGAAAATCCTATTTGTGTGTCACGGCAATATTTGCCGCAGTCCTATGGCAGCAATGGTGTTCCGGTACTTGGCACAGCAGCGGCATGTGTCTGGTGAGTTTGAAGTGGATTCCGCCGCACTGAGCAGCGAGGAGATTGGCAACGGGATTTATCCGCCCGCGCGCCGAATTCTGGTCAAGCACGGGGTGCCCTGCACAGAGCATCGTGCGCGGCAGATTACGCCGGAGGATTTTGAAACGGCGGATCTGATTATCGGCATGGAGTGGGGGCACTTGAAGAAGCTGCGTGCCCTGTGCCCGAAGGAGCAGCAGGCGAAGCTGCATCTGCTGCTGGACTTTGCCGAGCGGCAGGGCGACATTGAAGATCCGTGGTATACGGATGACTTTGACCGGGCATACCGCGATATTCTGCGCGGCTGCGAGGGTCTGCTGCGGAACCTGACGGAAAACAAGACGGCATAACAAAAGGATGTCAAGGAGCGAAATCATCCTGACATCCTTTTTGATTTCAGCGATTATTCTTCCGTTTTCGGCGCTTCCTCCGGCGCGCTTTCCGTCTCATCCCAGCGGCGGACCGTGCGCTGCGCCAAACTTACGAAGTCCAGCATGAACGAACGCTCGCGGTTATCGTTGGTATAGGGGAAATCCACCGCGTTCTCGGACAAGCTCGCGCCCAGCAGCAGACATGGCGACACTGACAGCACGTTGCAGACGGAAACCAGCGTATCAATGCTGGCAATGCGCGTGCCGCGCTCGATGTGCCCCATGAAAGACGAGGAAATGCCGACCTTCTCCGCCAGCTGCTCCTGCGTTAGATGCTTCGCTTTGCGGGCATCGCGCACTCGAAGCCCCAAATCCTGATAATTTACGGTCATGTTCATATTCCTTCTTTCTTATTACCCCAATTGTTCGGGTTTTATTTATTATAATGGATGAAAGAAAATCGAAGAAGAGACGATAAGCAATATTATGATTCTTTTGGTGCGGATTATGCGAAAAGATGGACACTACAAGAATCTTTTTTCAACCATGATTCCCCTCAAAAATGAGACGAAAATAATTTTCCAGAAGGTCTGTACATTTTCCGCAAACCGTGTTATAATATTCCCTGCAGCCCAACCAGGAATCCAAGGTTCTAATCTCCCTTTGGTTGTCACATGACCTGCGCCGGGAAACTGGAGCAAAACCATGGAAGCAGATGACCTCAAGGCAACGGTATGGGTGACAATTTGAAGGAGGTTTCCCAACCATGTACGAAGATGAAACGCTTGTCTGCCGCGACTGCGGCCAGGAATTCGTGTTCTCCGCGTCCGAGCAGGCTTTCTTCGCCGAGAAGGGCTTCATGAACAAGCCCTCTCGCTGCCCGAAGTGCCGCGCGGCTCGTCGCGCCCAGAACGGCAACGGTTCTTCCGCTCCCCGTCAGATGTATGACGTGGTGTGCGCGAACTGCGGCAAGGCCACCCAGGTGCCCTTCCAGCCCCGTGGCGACCGTCCCGTGCTCTGCCGTGAGTGCTTCGACGCTCAGCGCGCTTCCCGCTATTAATTGACGGCTCCTCCGGGAGCAATCAATCAGCGGTGCAATAGCACACGAAAAACCCCGTCGGTGTTTCCGAGCAATCGGAGTGCCGACGGGGCTTTTTTGCTATTTCAGAGGAAATCAAGCTGCAATTGGGCAGGTGTTTGGGAGGACGAAAGGCACCGAGGATTCCCCAAGGGCGAACGGAAAGCCTTTGGGTCGTCTCCGCAGAGGCAAAACCCTCTGTAATAGAAATATCATCCGTATAATGTGCTATGCACACTGACTATGGAGAGGCTTCCCAACAAGTGGACAAGTCAGATAAAACAAAAACCGCCCTTTCGGACGGTTTCTTGAGGTGAACCCATGAAGAGCACCCTCTGTGCTGGAGCGGGTGATGGGAATCGAACCCACGTGACCAGCTTGGAAGGCTGGAGCTCTACCATTGAGCTACACCCGCATGTGGAGCGGTAGACGAGGCTCGGACTCGCGACCTCCACCTTGGCAAGGTGGCGCTCTACCAACTGAGCTACTACCGCATAACCACGCGACTGCATGGTGCGAAGGAAATTTGTGCGGGCGAAGAGACTCGAACTCTTACGCCATAGGCACCAGATCCTAAGTCTGGCGCGTCTGCCATTCCGCCACGCCCGCACGAGAGGCGAAATCAGAAGGCAGATGGGAATGACCCATTGGAGATTCGAACTCCAGACACCTTGATTAAAAGTCAAGTGCTCTGCCAACTGAGCTAATGGGTCAAAAAGCTGGGGTGGCAGGGCTCGAACCTGCGAATGCGGGAGTCAAAGTCCCGTGCCTTACCACTTGGCTACACCCCATCGCAGCAGGCTTTCGCCGCATCCGCAGCAACCTTGAGTAGGGAAGAAAGGGAGAATAGTGGGACTCGAACCCACGACATCCAGAGCCACAATCTGGCGCTCTACCAACTGAACTATATCCTCCATATGCGCGCCTGGAGGGTCTCGAACCCCCGACCCACGGCTTAGAAGGCCGTTGCTCTATCCAACTGAGCTACAGGCGCAGAGCCGCAAAATCAGAAGCCTGATTCTTTCCTTCCAGACTGCCAGCGAAGGAAACACCCTTGCTGACAGATACAAATTATATCATCAGCAAGGGCGTTTGTCAAGCACTTTTTTGCGTTTGACGGAAATTTTTCGCTGCTTTCGGCAGAAAACTCCGGGAAGCCTGCTGCACAGGCGGATTTAGCGCATTATCAATAGAATGGATTTTGTCCGTCGCCTTGAGCGCACGCCTTACAGGACAATATCCCCCGGCCGATAGCCCTTGGGCAAGGGCTCTTCCTCCAGAAACCGGAAATCTGAATCCTCCAGTGTCGGCAAAAAAGCCTCGAATGGAATCTGGTCAAACTCGCTGTGGTAGCTGCTTGCGCCGAACCAGCCGCCTTCCTTCGCCCGCAGGTTTAAATCGCGCGCGAATTTGGTGTGGTTCGAGCAGTCATGCACGACAATCCCCCAATGTTCCACGGCGCATTGGCGCATCAGCCGGAACGTTATCTCCCGGCTCCAAATCGGCGATACATAGCCGCGGCGCGTCATGTACATGGGCGTGCCGATGTAGTTCGGCAGATTGTTGGGGTTCAGGTGCAGCTCGGCGCAGTTGATAAAATCAAGACCAGTGGACAGAATTGCATCCTTTTTCTGCTGGAAATGCTCGTAAAAATCGGGCGTCATGGGCGTTTCAATCGCGACGGTGGGGATATACTTCTTCGCCGTAGCGATGCTCTGGATGACGTTGTCGGCGCAAGACGTTGCGCCGAGGTTGAAGCGCAGTTCGTCCAGCCCGGCCTCACCCAGCGCACGCAGATTTTCCTCCGTGCAGAGCGTGCCGTTGGTGTACATGTGCTGATGAATCCCGGCGGCGCGGAACTTGCGGATGATATCGGGATACAGTTCGATTTCCATGAACGGCTCCAGATAGACGTAGCTGACGCCGGTCGGTCGGTTCGACGTGCTGAGCAGCAGGTCGATATCCTCCACGCGGAAGTACGTCCCGCCGATTTCCCACAACCCTTCGCCGATGGTCTCTTGGCAATCCAACTCGCCGTAATTGTAGCAGAACGGGCAGCGGATGTTGCACTTGTTCGTCCGGCGGATGGCGCTCAGCCCCGTGCCGGTCAGGCAGGACGTGCATCCCTTGGAAAATTTCGCCGGGTCGCCGACGAAGTACGTCCGCCCGCCGAGCGTGTGCAAATCGGGAATCTGCGCCATCAGTTCCTTGTGGCGCGCGTCCACCGCGGTTTCAATCTGGCTGATGACAGCCCACGCCAACTCCTGCTGATGCGGCATCAGCGGCTCATCTTCCGGCAGTTCCGCGAAGAAACGAAACCACATTAGCGCGTCTTTCTTGCTGATTTTCATGCGTTCATCATTCCTCCTGTGAATTTCGCTTCCATCATAGCACAATTTTGTACCGCGCGCAACCATTCAGCGCATCGGCTTGCGCCGTGAAAGCATCATTCTGCGTCCATTTCGTGAAAAAATTTCATTTCCCCCTTGACAACCCATCCACACCGTGCTATACTATTTTGTGTTGCGGGGCATTAGCGCAGCTGGTAGCGCACAACACTGGCAGTGTTGGGGTCAGCGGTTCGAATCCGCTATGCTCCACCATCTCCATCAGCAGTCGAACATTCGGCTGCTGATTTTTTATTATCCGGAACAGGAAGCAGGTTTTCAATCTCGCTGCTTGCGCCGATGGCTTCAATATAAGATACTTGGCGGCTGTCACGAAGATTGTAATAGATAATCAGTTTCTCATCGTACAGATACACGGTATTGATGAACACATCAATGATGCGGCGGCGGAACGCTGGGTCAAAGCAATCCCCTGTGCAGAATTGGCGCAGCCACGCGCAGACTTCGTCCTTTGTGTAGACGATGGACGCGGCGACGCGCAGTTTTGAAAGGTCGATTTCCATGTCAGCCTTTTTTGCGTCGAGTTCTTCGCAGCGCTTCATGAAGCGGTCGCGCATTGCATCGGTTGTCGCTTGAATGCACAAGTCCATCGTTTTCTGAATTTCGCCCTCGGTCAGGGCAATCTTCTGCTCAAGCACTCGGATGCCTGATTTATCAAATTCCCGCTCGTATTCGGCTACAATGGCGCTTGCAATGTACTCCGTTCGCGCAGGGGTCAGCACATAATCAAGCGTCTGCTCGACAACGTACCATTCAAGAAAGTCTTTTCGCTCATTGGCTTTCTTGCATTGGTGCTTTTTCTTTTTCAGGGAGCAGGCATAGTAATTGTAAACGACACCTTTGTGATTCTGCCCGCATTCAGCTGTTATGGGGCTGCCGCACAGACCGCAGAACAGCTTGCCTTGCAGTAAATACTCCGTTTTTGCGCGGGCTTCTCCGCCTCCTGTGCGTCGATTGCGAGCAATGCGATCCTGTACGCGGTCAAATAGCGGTTTGTCCACGACGGCAGGCAGTCCGCCCGGAATCTCGATGCCGTTATAGGTGTATTCGCCAATTGTTTTTCGGTTTTTCAGGATGGACAAGAGCCAGCTTAACGTGACAGGTACGCCGCGATTGCTTCGCAGGCCGCGCTTGGCAAAGTCGCTGACGATAGACTTTGACCCTTCGCCGCTGTCGTAGCGCATGAAGGCCTCCCTAACGATGGCGGCGCGCTCGTCGATGACGGTCAGCTTCTGTTCATCATCGACGCGACACCACCACGGCAGTGTTCCGCCGACGAATTTGCCGCGCAAGGCACTTTCGCGCATTCCGCGGGCGATTTTCTTCTTCAAGTCAAGCGAATAGTATTCCGCCGATGCTTCAAGCAGTGCTTCGAGCAGCACACTTTCGTCGCCCTCGCCCACGTTTTCCATAGCCGAAATGACCTTGACACCGTACTGTTTCAGCTTGTGCTTGTAGGTGGCGCTGTCATAGCGGTTGCGAGCGAAACGGTCGAGCTTCCAAACGAGTATGCGTTCAAATTGGCGCTTCGATGCGTCTTTTATCATACGCTGAAAATCGGGGCGTTCATCCGTCTTGCCGGAAATGGCACGGTCGATGTATTCACCGATGATGGCCAAATCGTTGCGCTTCGCATATTCATAGCAGTCGCGCAGCTGCCCCTCGATGGACTGCTCTGTCTGATTGTGGCTTGAATAGCGCGCGTAAATGACAGCGTTCATGTGCATTCTCCTTTCAGGAGCATCATATACGGATAGCCTGTGGAGAAAGTCTTGCGGCGGATGCAGGTACAGCGGTGGAAGCCCGCTGGAATCAGGTGTGCGGATGGCGCACGGGAAGGAAGTGCCGCGCGCAAAAAACAAGACTTGTTAAACCAAATACAATTCAGGCTTGCGCCTGACAAGGGTTTCATCAAAATAATCCTCTGGCAGATGGCAGAGGAAAATCATCGTCTCCTGCGGAATGGCAGAATCACGCAAAAGATGCTGCTTCGACAGCACACCATGCTCAATCAGCAGGGTGACAGCGTCGTGCAGCACTTCCGGCGGTTGAATGGTCATCACGTCGTCATATGGTTCAGCACGCCAATAGCGCTGCTTTGTCATCTGACGGTTGAGGTATTGCAATTGCGATTCAGTCAGCAGGTGGAGGTCTGCGCCGCGGTGTATCATAGCGGCTATTGACGCGCCCCACTTGCGCTTTGCCCGCTCCAACGCAAGCATGGATGAGCCGTGCAGGTCGCGTGAGAACGGGTCTGCCGGAAGCAGAAATGCCGACGCGAAGCGGTCTGCCTGACTGTCCGCTTGGTCGATTACAGCACGCTGGGACGCTTCCTTTTGCGGCACGTCGGAATGCAGGAGCAGATGCCCTAATTCGTGCAGGATGCTGAAACGAATCCGCACGGCACTCTTTTCTGCGGGCTGATAAAGAATGTAGGGTGTCCCGTTTTCCCAGCAAGACAGCGCGTCGATGCCTCGGAACTCACATTGCTGACTGCCTGTAAACTCCGCAACGATGATACCGTGGTTCTCCAACAACCCAATCAGGTCGCCAATCGGGTCATCGTCCATGCCCCATTGGCTGCGGACATCCATTGCGATTTCTTCCACTTCGTCCAGCGAAAGGTCGCGATAGTCGCGGTCAGAGACCGGCAGCTCCTGCGGAATAAAGCTGATGTAGGTTTCCAGCTGCTGCTTGACTTCGTCCGCCCATTTCAGCTGATAGCGACATGCTTTTTTGACCTTCTGCGATACGCCCAAATTGGAGCGGAAAAAGAGCGCGCCGCCCTCCGAAGTCGCCGCCAATTCAGGCTTATAGAAGAACGCTATCGGGAAGTTCAGCACAGCCGCGATACGTTCCAGGGTCGAATCAGACGGCGGCGTGATTCCTTTCTCGAACTTGGAGATAGCTTGGCGTGTCACGCCGATTTCTGCGGATAATTCCTCCATCGACAGGGCGCGCGCTTCTCTCGCTTCCGTAATCCTCGCCGGAATGACAGCGACGGGCATGATTAGTCCTCCTTTTTTGCGCGCAAATACTCGTTGCGCAATGCGACTGTTTTGCGCACAATTTCTTTCGGTTTGGGGGTCAGTTCTTTCAGCAGTGGCAATTCGATTTCGTCCGCAATGCCATTATAGCCCGCTTCGGGCAGCAGAATCGTCGCGAACGGCTGCTCTTCGCCGCCGAAAATCAGGAATGCGAATAGCTTCTGTGTGTCCAGCATCGGGGCGCGGTCACCAAACATTTGCAGCTGACGCCGGAAAGGCGAATTTCGCTCGGAAAGGTCAACCTTATATTTCGCCCGCGGCGGAAGCTCATGTCGATTTCTGCGGAAAGCGATGTGAAGCAGCACGTCGTTATTCTCCAACTGCGGGATGACTTGCCCGCCTGCGAAGTGCCGTTCCGAAAAGGCGAATGGACACTGCGGCGAAGCAGCGCCAAGGGCAACCTGCATCTGCATCAGCTTCGTGCGGATGCGTGTGCCTTCCGGCCGCATATACAGGTGGCTGAACGGCGAATCCGCGTTCTGGGTCAGCAGCGCATAAGCGTCCGTACCAATCTGCACCGTGTCGGCAAGGAATTTCAGCTGCGGCGGGGTAAAAAGCGAATCAAAGCGAATGTCCAAACAAAACATCTCCGGTTGACATTTTCATGCGCATGGACTGTCAGCAGATAGGCGAACCGACAAGAAAGGGTGTCGTCCATGCGGAAGAAAGTCTATGTAGAAGTACCCGAACGACCTGACGTTGAGGCATTTGTTTTCATCGACCGACCGGGAATCATTTACATGAACCGTTCCTGCAAGAAAGAAGGCGTCGTGAAAATCATTCCCGAACGACCCCTGACCCCTGACAACGACCAACAAGGCAAGAACGCCTGACGCTGACAGCAGAAGCCCGTGCATTACGCACGGGCTTCTGTGTTATCGCCCGTTTCTGCCACTGGTTCGGAGAAGACCGGGTTGTTGCGCAGCGCTTCGTTTTCCTGTTCTGCTGCGTTGCGGTTCGTTGCTTCGGCTACACGCCGCGCGAAGTTCATAACGGCATCGCGCTCATTCTGCGGCATTGAAATGAAGGTTTCCAGCAGAACGCGCGCCATATCGTCGAGCTTGTACTTTTCACATAGCTGCGAAATCAACGAATCGGAGGATTCCTCAAACATGTTTCCTTCGCCTGTTCGCAGCCAGCGTTCCGACACGTTGAAAGCCTGACATATCTGCGAAATGTGAATGTCACGCAGTTCGCGTCGCCCCGTTTCAAAATGTGCATAAGTGGATTGCGCAACATTGATTCTTTCGCTGAACTCTTGCTGACTTAAATTCAGCGCACTACGCAATGCCTTTAGACGTTCTTTCGTGCATACCACCCCTTTCACATTTAGTATAGCACAAAATCTAATACAATGCAATATTTTTCACAACAAAACCCTTGACAATATAAATCCATTGTATTATACTATTATTGCAACGGATTAAAAGAAAGAAGGTAACGCAATGAGCAAGCAAGAGATTCAGCAGGTCAAGCCCGAAGCTGACAAGTTGGCGGCGATCATTGCCAGCTTGACGACGACCGAACAGGCGTTGCTTTGTGGATTCGCGCAGGGCATCGCCCTTGCGTCTACGCTGGATAAGAAAAGCGCGTGAGCGCGGAAAGGCGGCACATTATGGCAAGAGAACTAAAGCCAAACGAACGGCTTGTGCAAATCGGGCAGACGGCGCTTCGTGCGCCGGACGGCTCTTTCCTGCCCGCGCAACCGCTCTACATCATCGTCGAAGCCGCGCCGGACGAGCCGCAAGACAAGCTGTTCAGCGCAGGCGAAGAACAGCTCATGACTGACGTATCCGGCATCTTCGCCAAGAAGTTTGCGCAGTACGTTCAGGGGCAGCAGTGATTGGCAGTTTACACTCCCTTAGTGGGAACTACAAAAAAGGAGGTTTCCCCCATGACCATTGGCGAGAAGATGACCATCACGACGTGGCGCGCACGTCAGCTGGCGTATCTGGAAGAGATGTATTCCCCGCGCGAACACATGGGCAAGCTGATGAGCCACCTCGGCGCACGACAGGTCTACATCCAGCTCTACAACACCATGCGCACCGCGCTGAACAGCCTGTCGGAGCAGCCGAACACCTACGTCGCGATGGCGGTCTACCGCAAGCTGCGGGAGGACATGAACACGCTCGATGACATGCTCGACCAGCTGGAAGATACCGGGCTGTACGACCCGGACGAGTACGACCCGAATGAAGTGGAGGGCAATGCGTGATGGCACAGAATCAGCAGAATGACAAGCTCCGCGTCGTCGTGACGAACGCAGCGACGGGCGAAATCGTAACGGACTGGACGGAAAGCACGGTGGTCGTCATTGCGAGCGACATCATGGATGTGGCAGAAGGGGGCAAAGCGTCGAGCCATGTGTTTATCTGCGGCAAGCCCAGTGGTATTGCACAGTTGATGGCAGACGATGACGACCTTCGCATGTACGCGCGGCTGGCACTCATGATACGCGAGTTTCGCGCGAAGCAAGAGGAGGAAGCGCAGTGAGCTTGAACCCCATCGGCTACGTCGTCCAGCTCCCTATTCCGGACGGCGTGACCCTGTATCTTGCCCGCTTCACCCGTGGCGGCGTGGAACTCACTGCCGACCTCGACCGCGCCATGCTTTTCGACACCGAAGGACGCGCGAAGGATTTCGCCTTTCACGCGAGCTTCATCCTCTCCCTCGACGGGCGCACCTTCGAGGTGGAAAAGTGCTTCGAGCAAGTGACGCTGAACGGCGACGCAGATTTGCTGGACGCTGACGACGCGCCCGACGACGACAACGAGTAAGCAAGACAAGGAGGTTTCCCCATGAGCTTCGAGATGGCACTATTCGCGGCACTGCTGACGGTGATTGGCATCCCGGCGGTCATCTACGGCCTCGGCGAACTGCTGACGTCGCTGGACTGCCGCACTGCCCCGCGCCAGAAGCGCCGGGAGATTCGCGCTGCAATGGTGCAGCGGAAGTCGCCCGTCACCCCCGGCATGACCGCCATGATGTGCCGCGCGGGGGCAGCCTCCGAGATGAGAAGGAGGAATTTCTGATGGGCTTCGCTGACCACCCCTATTGTGTCGTGCTCCAGACGCACGACCCGGATTCCACCGACTCCGCGCAGGAAAGCGCCTACGCGGACGATGTGCTCGTGCTGGCGCTGACGCATCCGCAGGACGACGGGAAGATTATTCGCGGTAAGCTGATGATTAACGGCGACGCGAAGCGGCTTGCCCGCGCACTGCTGGCGACTGACTTCCGCGATGCGATTCGTGGCGCGATTCGTGATGCGCTTGATGAGAGCGACAAACACAAGCGCAGTCTGTTTGACCGCCTGTTCCGGCGGAAGGAGGATGCCTGATGGCAGACAAGAGCAGTTTCTACCGCGAGCGTGCCAAGGCGCTGGAAAAGCGTTTGGAGCACGAGCAGGAGTGGGAAACGTACTTCCCCGGCATCACCAACCGCGAATACAGCACCTATGCGGACACTTGCGCGTGCGGCATGGCGCGGCGGCTGGACGAAATCGAGGCGGCGGATCTGGTCGCGTCGTGGTGCGGCTTCCAGCGGGAGCGCATCACCATCGTGACGACGGAGAAGCCGCTGGAACGCAACCGCCACGGCGACATCCGCTGCAAGGACGGCATCACCAACTACGACCGCCGCCCGGTGCTGGTGCACACATTCTCCGTGCGCACCCCTGACGGCGCGCCCCGTGGCGAGGGCAGCATCCACTACATCCGCTTCGAGGTGCTGGGGGCGGCTCTATGAGCTGATGGACGGCGCCCTGCGCGTGCTGTGAGGAGGTGGAGGATATGTCTGACAGCGTTCTGATTACACTGCTGATTTGCGCGACGGTGCTTGCGCTGTCGCTCATTCCGCGGCAGAAGTGACCGAATCGCCCTGTTTGCCGTCGCGTTCTGCTTCTATTTCCGCATCGGCTTCGGCTGTCAGCTCGTCTATCAGCTCCTGCACAGTGTGATAGACGCGCGTCTTGATTTGCCCTGCGGCAATCGCTCTTGCTTCCGCGACGGCTTCCAGCAGTTCTTCATCCGGCGTTTCATCGTCTGGATACATCAAAATCGCCACCTTTCGATGCAATTGTAGCATATTGGAACACATCGTGCAAGGAGGTTCTCTCATGAACGTATTCTTCGGCATTGGTCGCCTGACCGCCGACCCCATCATCGGCACAACGAGCGGCACGGGAGTCAGCGTCGCCCGGTATACCCTCGCCATTCCGCGCTGCCGGACGGGCGAACAGCAGGCTACCGACTTCATCCGCTGCAAGGCGTTCGGCAAGGGCGCGGATTTCGCCGCCAAGTACCTGCGCAAGGGTCAGCGCGTCGCCGTGCGCGGTTCGCTGGAAGTGAGCAAATATGAGAAGGACGGTGTGCCGCAGACGATGGTGGAGGTCATCGTCAGCCAGCAGGAGTTCTGCGACGCGCCCCGCAAGAAGCAGGAAGAACCGGACGACGACCGCGATTTCCCGGAATCGCTGGAGGAGGTGACAGGCGTTGAAGTACCCCTCTAAGGCAAAAGAAGCCATCCGGGCGACGGAAATGTCGCCCGTGACGCTCGCTGAGGCGCTGTCGCTCCAAGACACGCAGCGCAAGTACGGCAACGAGAAAGTCGTCATCAATGGCATGACGTTCGATAGTCAAGCGGAATACCGCCGCTGGCGTGAACTCTGCCTGATGGCGCAGGCGGGCGAAATCGGCGATTTGCAGCGCCAAGTGCGGTATGAGCTTGTCCCCGCTCAGCGGGACGAGGACGGGAATGTCCTTGAACGCGCGTGCTTCTATGTCGCCGATTTCGTCTATACCGACGCGGACGGGCGCACCGTCGTGGAGGACGTGAAGGGCTTCCGCACGAAGGAGTACCTCATCCGCCGCAAGCTGATGCTGTTCCGCTACGGCATCCGCATTCAGGAAGTGGAGGCGTAAACGATGCTGACGACCATTGACCGCTCCAAGCTGGCGCTCTGCCCGCTGTGCAGTATGCCCGCCATCATGGAGAACCCGTATGTGCGCGAGGACGCGCTGTGGATTCGGTGCAAGAGCTGTGGATTTCATGCCTGCGTCTTCAAGGACGAGGCGACCGCGCGGAAGCGGGAGGAGACGGAAAATGAGCAGCCGGAACGAGCGCCCCAAGCAGGTTGACCGGATTCTGGACTACATGCGCCGCTACGGGTCAATCACCACGCTGGACGCGATGCTTGACCTCGGCATCCTGCGCCTTGCAAGCCGCATCAGCGAGCTGAAGAAGGCGGGTGTCCCCATCCGGCGGGACTGGGCGAAGGTCACAAACCGCCACGGAGAAACGTGCAACGTACTGCGCTACAGCCTCGATGGCAGCCTTGCCGTCATCCCCGATAAGCCCGGCGGCGAAGAATAAGGGGGCAGCACCATGCCGATTGTCAACTATGTGCGGGAACATATGCGGTTCATCGAATACGCGTCTGATGAAGGACTTTCGTCCGGAGAACGCCTTGTGTGGTATGCGCTGATGCACATCATCAACGGACGCGCACAAGGGAGCATCTGGCCGGAGGGGTTCATCCGCATTGCGAATGACCGGCTTCTCGCGCTCTGCCCCATGCAACTGGGCGCCGTCATCATGGCGCGGAACAGCCTCAAGCAGCGCGGCTTAATTGACTTCATCCCCGGCAGCAGGAACAAACGCGCCCCCGCCTACAAAATCAATTTCTTCTCCCCTGAATTTCCGCCCGATTCCCCCGGCAAAGCGGGGAAAATGCAAAGTTACTGCGAAAATCGGAGTAACTACAATAATAACATGGGGAGTAACTACGATAATAACATAGGGGGTAACAACGGTAACATAGTACCAAACTATACGGAAATAGAATACCAAACAGGGAAAACGGGTTACCCAGAAGAAGAGGATGAGGAATACACCGAAGCGGAACGCGCGTGTACGGGCGGGCACGCGCGCGATAAGCAGATTGCCGCCATCTGGCGGTCTGATTTCGGTGCGATTCCCGCCCCGGCGCAGGTGCAGCGGCTCTCCACCGCGGCGGATGTGCTGCAAATGCCGCTGACAGTGCTGCGTGAAGCCGTCCGGTGCGCCGCCGCGACGGGCGCGAAGTCCCCGATGGCGTATGTGCTGACGCTCCTGCAAGACTGGCACTATGCGGGCGTTCGGACGGCGGACGAGGTGGGCGAATACGCCTATCTGCGCGACGTGGTGGAGGGCAGACAGCCCGGCGACCGCGAAAAAGCGCAGCAGGGTCTGGCACAGATGCGCCGCCGCCATCAGCAGATGCCGGATGCCAGCGAGGAAGGGGCGGACGGCTGATGCAAGCAAGCGACATGACAACGGAGCAGCTGATTCGCTACTTCCGGTGCATGGGCAGTGCGAACGCGGTCTGCCGCGAGCATCAGCGCTGCCCGGATTGCCCGTATTACGTTCCGAAGAGCTACAACGTGCGCTTCCGTGACGCGGCGATGGAAATCGCCAATCGGCTGGAAGCAGCACTGAACCGTGGAGGACAAGCAACATGAGCAACCAATCCCCCTGCACCGACCCGCTCTACCCCTGCACGGCGCTGACGCTGGCGGAAAAGAGTGCCGCGTTGGACGGCCTGACGCGCCTGCTCCACCGCTTGCCGCTGCTCCTTGACGAGGCGGAAGCGGTGAAAGCCGCAATCCGCGCCCTGCGCAAGGCGACGACGGTGGATGACTGCCGGGTGCGCCGCATCCCTGTGTACGGCATGGGGCAAGCGAAGGACGCGGTGTATTCCCAGCGTGGCGACGACTATCTGCTCGAAGCCCAGCGCGTGGCGGAAGAGAATCCGCCGAATACGTCAGATATGCCGGAGAACGCCTCGGAGAATCCGCCGGAGACGGTGGAGAATGCCGAAAATTCGCCGAAGGTGCCGCCGAAAAAGCGAAATGGCGGCTGGCGGTGCTGACGGGCGATTCAGGAGGGGCGGACGATGCGGGCAAAAGAGTATCTGTCGCAGGTGCGCTTGCTCGACGAGCGGATCACCTGCAAGCTGGCGGACGCGGCGCGATTGCAGGACATGGCGACGCGCATCACGCCCATCCTGCGGGAAGACGGCGCGTCTGGGGGCGGCGGCGCGCCGGATCGTCTGGCGGACGCGGTGGCGAAAATCGTTGACCTGAAAGCCGAAATCAACCGGGATATTGACCGCCTGGTGGACAAGAAGCGCGACATTGCGGCGAAGCTGGGCAAATTGACCGACCGGCGGTATTACGCGGTGCTTTTCCGGCGGTATCTGCTGTTTGAGACGTTCGAGAAGATTTCCTGCGAGATGAACTACTCGTGGCGGCACGTCTGCTCCCTGCACGGGCAGGCGCTGGAGGCGTTTCAAAAGGTGCTGGACGCGGAAAAAGACGCTTGATGCGGCGCGGAGGTGAGTTTCAATCCACGCTCCCCACACGGGGAGCGACTATGGGTATACGACATTGGCAACAGTGTGTGATATTTTTCAATCCAGCCCCCACGCGGGGAGCGACCCGCGCTTACGCGTTTTCTTCCGTAGCCTTGCCGGAATCCGCGTGTGCTTCCAACTTGAGGGGAACTTTTCGCCCGGTGGAGGCTCACGGCACGAGCAAATCCACCGGGATTCCCAGCGCGGCGGCGACGGTGCGCATCCGCTCCAGCGGCACGGACTGCTTGCCGTACTCCCACAGCTGCACGACACGTTCAGCGCTTGCGCCGGTGTAGCCGCACATTTCACCAAGGGCGCGCTGGGTCAGTCCGCGCTCCTTGCGCTTGCTCTTGATGAGGGCAGGGATGCTTTCGACAGGGGGATTCGACGGGGTGTAGCACATGATGATGACACTCCTTTCATGTACTATTGTGCCGCAATAAACATATTGTGTCAAGAGACGAAACGAAGATTTTCACGATTTTTCGCTCAATCTGCATGAAATGAAACCGTGAACGCTTGTCGCTTGCTTGACTTCCTGCCCTGCATATGTTACAATCAGGAGGTGAAGTATGTAAATGCTCGCTGTCGCTCTCTTCGCGGAGAGTGTGGATTGAAATAAATGAGCCGTTCGGCTTGTGTGCTTTTCTTTTAGTCGCTCCCTGCGTGGGAGCGTGGGTTGAAAGAAATAGGATAACCAGCAGGACAATCGCTGCAAGTTCCAGCTTGCGGCGATTTTTTTCTTGCCATTACTGCAGATGTGTGCATAGAATATCATAGTATTTCATACCCCACTCATGCTATACTGCACATGGAAACCTCCAATCACCTCACCCGACGGACGCGCCAGTCTCCGCCGGGTATTTTTGTGCCCCAAATTCGCTGCGCCCCGCGTGTGGAGGCGCAATTCCGCATTCCAGAAAGGATGGTGGACTTGGCTGGACTGACCGAGAAACAGCGCCGCTTCTGCGACGAGTACCTGATTGACCTGAACGCGACGCAAGCCGCCATCCGCGCCGGATATTCCCCGAAAACGGCAGCGGCGATTGCGGCAGAAAACCTCACAAAACCTAAGGTTGCTGAAAACATCAAAAAGCGCATGGACGAAAAGGAAGATGCGCTGATTGCCAAGCAGGACGAAGTGCTGAAATACCTGACGGCGGTGATGCGCCGGGAGATGAAGGAATTTGTCGTCGTGACGTGCATGGAGGAGAAGACGGAAGTCATCCCCGGCGAGGGCGGCGGCAAGCCCACCCGGCGCACGACGAAGAAGGAAGAACCGAAGGTCGTCGAGATTCCGGCGCGGCTGTGCGACGCGAACAAGGCGGCGGAGCTGCTGGGCAAGCGCTACGGGCTGTTCACGGACAGGGTGGATGTGTCGGGCAGTCTGCCGGTGATTCTGGCGGGAGAGGATGCGCTTGACGACTAATCAGCCGCGAATCTACCTGCCGGATGTCGTCGGGCGCGGCTACGGCGCGTTCTGGCGCTTCACAGGGCGCTACCGCGTGTGCAAAGGCAGCCGCGCAAGCAAGAAAAGCACCACGACGGCGCTGAATTTCATCTACCGCATGATGAAGTACCCCGGCGCAAACCTGCTGGTCATCCGCAAAACGTACCGCACCTTGCGCGACAGCTGCTTCACACAGCTTCTCTGGGCGATTCACCGCTTGCAGGTGGAAGCATTCTGGAGCTGGAAGGAAAGCCCGCTGGAAATCACCTACAAGCCGACGGGGCAGAAAATCTACTTTCGTGGCATGGATGATCCATTGAAATTGACCTCCATCACCGCGCAGAGCGGCGTGCTGTGCTGGGTGTGGATTGAAGAAACCTACGAAATCATGAACGAGAGCGACTTCAACACGCTGGATGAATCCATCCGCGGCGAATGCGCACCGCCGCTGTTCAAGCAAATCACGCTGACGTTCAACCCGTGGAATCAGAAGCACTGGCTGAAAGCGCGCTTTTTCGACATAGAAGACCCGGACATCCTCGCCATCACAACGAACTACCAGTGCAACGAGTGGCTGGACAAGCAGGATTTACGCCTATTTGAGCGGATGAAAGCGACGAACCCGCGCCGCTACGCCGTGGCTGGCTTAGGACAGTGGGGCGTGGTCGAAGGCTTGATATACGAGCAGTGGCAGGAATCCGCGTTCGACCCGGCGGAAATCAGCCGGACGGGCAAGCTGGAATCCGTGTTCGGCCTGGACTTCGGCTTCACCAACGACCCGACGGCGCTGTTCTGCGGATTGCTGGACATTCCGGCGCGCCGCCTGTACGTCTTTGATGAGCTGTACGAACGGGGGCTGACGAACGACATGATTGCCAAGCGCGTGACGGCGATGGGCTACGGAAAGGTCAGCATCACCGCTGATGGTGCAGAGCCGAAATCCATTGCCGAACTGCGCGGCATGGGCTTGCGCGTGCACAGTGCGGCGAAAGGTGCGGACAGCATCCGCAGCGGCATCCAGTGGATTCAAAATCTCGAAATCATCATCCACCCGCGCTGCGCGAATTTCATAACGGAAATCAGCAACTACACATGGGACAAGGACAAGTTCGGCAAGATGCTCGATAGCCCCATTGACGACTTCAACCACCTGATGGACGCCATGCGGTATGGGCTGGAAAAGTTCATTGTGGGGAAAAAGTGGACGTATTGACGGGCAAATCCGCGAAGTCGGCGAACCATTCGAGATAGACGGCAAGAAAGCAGAGTACCCCGGCGAGTTCGGACGACCCGAAGAGGACTGCAACTGCCGCTGCGTCGCGCTGACAAGGGCGAAGTGGGCGCTGGATGCGGACGAGTTGCAGACCATGAAGGACAGGGCGAAGTTCTTTGGGCTGGACAAGGCGGAGAACTTTAAGGAGTTTGAAGAAAAATACCTGAATGCGGGAAAGGTATTGCAGAGCAGAAAAAATGATGGTATAATGAAAACACAGAATAACGTCGTTCGTGATGCGATTGCTTCAGGCAGTGTAAGCACGAAAGTGAACCCTCAAAAGCAAGGCAGACACATCAAGAGCAGTTCAACATACATCGAGGGACGAAGTTATCTGTATGGAACGCTGGAAGATGCGCAGCAACTTGTGAATGCGCTATCGGGAACAGGAACACCACTGTTTGATGATAATGGTGAATGGCTACGCAAAGAGCGAGTGGACGCAGGAAAGAACTTTGGTGTACACGTTTCGCCGGAAACGGGTGAAGAAACGGAAACATCTAAGGGAATGCTGATTTACTCAAAAACAGGAACGCATCTTGTTCCGAGAAAGGAGACACCAAAATGAACCTGAAGCAGTATTATAACAAGCAGGTCAAAATCGTAAGCAAAAGCGGCAAAGTATTCTGGGGAACTGTGAATGATTACTTTTATCCCGAAGATAACGATACGGGCAAAGAAAGCATCGCGATAGACACGCTGGACGGGCAGCTGATTGGGTTCGACGAGGACAGCATTCAGGAAATCAGCGTGGTGCCGTGACAGAAACGGAGGTTTTTCATTGGCAACCTACAAACGCAATGACGAGGAAACGCCAAGCGGTGGCGCATATTCCGAGATTTATTATTTTGACGACGATGGAAACCCGGCTGATGAAGAAGAAGCAACCCGGTGTGTCATCAGAGAATGTGACAAGAACGGTAACTTGCTGAACGAAGTCTGGGGAACTGTCTAACGCCATGCAGAATATTGCAATAGCAAAGAGCCAAGCGAAATGGCGAAGAAAATCAGCTCGATTATTAAAAAGGCGGTGGGCAAGAAATGACGAAAGCCGAATTCATTGCAAAAGCCACGGAGTACGGCTACATGGACGAGGACATCGAAGAAATGATTGAGTTGGTCGAGGATGCAAATCAAGATGGCGTTCCCATGTCGTATGATTATCTCGCAGAAAACGTCTTGGCAGAACAACCCGCATATTAACAAGCACCCTGCTTGATGCACGGTGCTTTTTTGAGTGCGCCCGGCGGCGCACGTATCTAAAGGGTGAAAGACCCGAATCCGCCCGGTAGCGGGAAGGAGAAAGCCGAAGGCAAGGGTGTCCGTCGTGAGGCGGAATCTGAAGGAAGCCGGATGTGGGAACAGACTAACCACGGGCAAACCTCTGGCCTGACGAACAGAAACCGTATAGAAGGCTATATGCGAGGGTAAGGCTGCCCAACAAGTCGAAGCCCAATAGCTACACGGAATCGCATGTGGTAAATGCGGCAGGTAGATGCGGAGTAACCGAAGGAAGGAGGACGGCATGAAGAAGGCAGAAAACGTCAGAAGCTGCCCGCAAAGAGACAGCACGGAATGCGAAGGGTATGCGGGAGCGCAGAGTGCCGTCCAGCCGGGGAACGAAGAAACGGCAGGCAGAAGCCAGAACCTGCTTGAAGCAATCCTGTACAGAGACAACCTGAACAGGGCTTACAAGCGGGTAAAGGCAAACAAGGGAGCGCCGGGAGTGGACGGGGTGACCGTAGAAGAAGCGCTTCCATGGCTCAAGGAACACGGCAAAGAAATGACCGAAGCAATCCGAAGCGGAAAATACAAGCCAACGGCGGTGAGACGGAAGGAAATTCCGAAGCCGGATGGAGGAGTGCGCAAGCTGGGGATTCCCACGGTCAAAGACCGGATTGTGCAACAGGCAATCGCTCAGCAGCTCATGCCACAGTATGAACCGAAGTTTTCGGAAGGGAGCTATGGCTACCGGCCAGGAAGAAGTGCGCAGGATGGCCCGCTGTCACCTTTATTGGCGAATGTGTACCTGAACGAATTTGACTGGGAATACGAAAGGCGCGGCGTGCCGGTGATTCGGTATGCGGACGACATCGTATTACTGTGCAAAAGTCAGAGAGCGGCAGAACGACTGTTGGAAAGCAGCATCCGCTATCTGGAA